AAGTTCTGGGGTTAAAATAGTAACATCAAACTCATTCTCAAGTTGTTTACCTTTATCGTCGAATACCGGATTGTAAATCACAGCAAAAAGCTTATTGTGCTGAACGCTATTATCATAAGCTAGGATGATATTACTCGGATTAATACGTGTTGACCATGGCTCAGCTAACTCGTTTGTGTAGACACGCTCAAAAGCATGACCATAGACTGACGCATCTGTTGCGAGCTCTACATCAAGATTGGAGATAGTCTGCTTCTTGTAATTATCGACGATCAAATCGATATTAAGCCCCTCAGAGACTAAATATTGCACAGGATTACCTAAGAGATAACCCACATTAGTCTTCGTAATGTACCTAGCGTTATTAACTACGACCTTAACCTCATGTGGTGCAGGTCTTGAAGTTACATTAACTGAAGAGAAATAATCTTTCAGGGTATTGTAATATCTAACCTGCTCTTTACGGTTTAATGAAGTTAATAAATTATTAATGAGTTCATCTGTTGGTTGAGTACCTCTCGCGAGAGTGCATTGTTTGATCATAGGCATTTCGTTCTCCTTTACCTTTCAAAAACCGAATTTCGGTTATACCTAGAGCCGTAAAGCTCTGAATCGCTCAGAATCTGAACTTCCATTCCACTAGTAGCCTGCTCATAGATTGAAGCCAGAACATCCACAGCGTCATCATGAGCGTTCTTACCCTTGCGCTGATAACTCATCACCTGCTTATAGAAGTCAGGGAATCGAGTTCTCCAATTAGGTGGCATATAGACGTGATTTTGAACCCATGCAGAGCTTGCCAAGATGCGAGACTCCTTATTATGGGTCTGTGGCACGGTATTAATTATCGTGCGATTAGAGTCGTATTTATCGAGCAATAATCTCTCCACATTCCTAGCAAAACCCCTACCGCCATTGTTAGACTCGATCGAGCATTCCTGAACAGCGCCAGTATGTAGTAATTCAGCAACCTTTGGCTCCGTAATTTCCATAGATTCGTCTGAGAAATAAAGGTCTAAGATGTAAGCTTCTTTCTCAAAAATCACATAGTTAATTGAACATAGGAAATCTGTGCCAGTATCTGCCGTATCTGTATAGTTAAAGATTTTGCCTTCTGGAGCTTTTTCCCATTCCTTAAACTCCTGATAGAGTCGACCTTTTACATCGATTGGGGTTTGGTTATAGTTTGCCTCAAAGATATCGACATTCATTTCACGCTTGATGAGATTCATGTCTTTTTCATTCAAAATGTCTTCACAGAGCATTTCACCCTTGTCATTCTGGACGTGATACTTAATAATCTCACATTCATCAGAAAATGCTTCCATAATACGACCTGCGAGATCGCGAGAAGACCATCTAGTCATGATAATAATGCACTTTTTCTGACCCTCAAGCCTCGATAGCATAGTATTCACAAACCATTGATAAGTATTGTCTAGAGCGGTCTCGTTATAGGCCTCCTCAGCCGACTTAATAAGATCGTCACAAATAAGATAATCACAACCAAAACCCGTAGCTGTACCGTTCGGAGAGGTAGCTAAATATGAAATCTGACTTTGTCCGTCTATGGTCCACTTCTTGGCACTTGCATCACCATACTTAACCTTAGTAGAGAACATGTCGGAAAAAACGACACGTTCACCCATCTTTTCGGTTTGAATAGTATTCCTGACATTCTTAGAGAAAACACTAGCAACATCCTCATTATAAGAAGCCGTCATGACTCGACTAGCTGGATTACGCCCGAGAAGCCATGCCGTGAGACATTGGGCCGTTAAAGACTTACCATGACGCGGTGGCGCGTTAATAATAAGAAAGCGTTTATCTCTATTATTAATAAAGTTTTCCACAGATTCACAGAACTCTTTAAGGTATGGACGCTCATCTTTGTAGAAATTAGGGAACAATACCTGGCAAAAATCGTAAAGATGACGTCTCGCGAGTTCTAGTTTCGCTCCAAGCTTAATTACTTCATCTCTGGTCATTTAGCAAGCTTCCTTAATTCATCTTCGGTTAAATTTTCAAATGGATTGAAGATTTCTTTTTCTGAAACATCTTTAGTCTCTTGAGGATCAAAATTGCCATTAAGCTTAATAAGAAGCTCTAGGGCTTTCATTTTTTCCATTGGGCTTGTTTCAGCACTCTTAACGATATCGTGTAGTGTTTTCACGCCATTAGTAATACTATCTGGGTCTTCAGAAGCCATCACCTTGGCTATGGCACGATAAGAAAAAGCATCTTTTGGTCTTCCTCCGGGGTTTTTCCCAAACGTATTGCCAGGAGCAAAAGTTCCATCCGACTTTCTTCCGACTTGTACGGTTCTAGCTTTCTTTTCTTTTGCAACTTTTTTGGCAGTCTTTCGAACTGGTTTCTTCGAAGCAGAAACCTTAGTAGGTGTTTCTTTTTTGGAAACAACCACCTTATTTGTCGATTCGTCATCCTGTCTTTTTATAGGCATTTATCAATCTCTAATTTTCTTTTGGAGTTTCTTCGGTTTCAGCTCCAGGTTCAACTGGAGTATGTTCTTCTTCTGGAGCCACCACAGGTTCTTCAGAACTTCCTTCAGTCTTCTCTTCAGCGTGAACTCCTTCACTTGTCCCAGCATGATTGTCGGTATCTTCTGTGCTGTGTTCTTCTACCGGTGAATATTCAATAGCCTCTTCTGAGTGTCCAAATTCTTCATGTTTCTCTGACTCTTCGGTAGCTTCATCGTGTTTTTCATCAGAAGCTTCAGGGTGTTCTGGCTCATTAATCTCTTCATGTGTTTCTGGGGACTCTTCAGCAGTATTTGAGTTTTCCACAAGTTTATCTTTGACCTCTACTCCCTTAAGTACAAACACGATCGGGTCACCAAAAATCACTTTGTGACATTTACCATTTACGAATTCATTCGTGATATCGAAATCTAAACCATAAAAATCAACGATCACACGGCCGTTATTATCTTTTTCGACAAAAATCTCATATTCCATTTTTTTAATTCCTTGTTTTTAATCTATCCATTAACTGGATCCGTCTTGTATTAGTATTTCTACTTCTTAATTCTTCTATTAGCTCCTCAACGCTTTTGTTTCGGAGGCCCGCTCCTTTCCGTCCAAAGATAATAATTTGAGGTCGCCGTAACATCTTGTTCTTCGTAGGCTCCCCCACTACACCTACTTCAGCTAGAATCTTGCCAAGTGGCCTATAAACTATGAACGCTTGATCTCTCCTAACAACCGCTCTTAAATCTTGTAGGTTAGCTGAGAAAATGAGGGAATTAAGAGTTTGAACAGCTAGCCCCAGTAGTTCGCTATAGCTAAACTCTTCTCGGATTTTTCGTTTAGTAAAATCCAAAGTACGTTCACATAAGAGTTTTGTTGTCACTAGAGATACAAGTTCGTTAATTCTGGTCTTCAGATCCATAAATTGCTCCACTTAATAGGTTCCCGATAAAAAAGACCTCCAAGGAAATACTCCTTAGAGGTCGTAGAAATCTACTTGAATTATAACATAATTGTGAAGCGTATTTGCAGATAAAAAATTTCCAAAATCCCTTGACATGTATACACCAATGGTGTATCATAGAGACATAGCAAGGGGAACATTAAAAAGGCAGGTAGAAAGGAGGGCAATATGGAGATTAAAGAAATAAAACTCAAATCCAATGGTGAAATTACCATAAAAATAAAGCTCACTCCCGCAAAGAAATAAGCTTTATAGCTAAAATATTAGCATAAAGGAAAGAAATTGTCGACCCCTTGCTTAAAGCCTGCCGGAAAGGAGAAAATGGTTGAGATATCAAAAGAGGAATTAGATGAACTTAGGTCTAAAGCCCAGAAATGGGATAAGTTCACAAAAAAACAAGCCTCACACCTCAATGCGATATCAAGCGAAGAAAAAAAAGCAAGAGCTAAGAGAGCTGCAGAGGCGCGTTGGAAAAATCGCAAAGAAAATACATAAAAACTATTGACATTAAACTTAGTTGAGCTATAATCAAACTAAATTTATGCACTTACAATTACCCTAGTTTTCGCTAGGGTTTTTGTTTCCCCAAGATAATAATGGTTTATTTTGGAGGTTGTTCATTATTTATGTTGGACAATAAGAGAATCTCAGTAATGAGAACACGTTTAGGTGAACGTGCTTCGAGATTGATAAAGAGCGATAAATTCTTGCCTATGTTCAGAAATAGACAAATCAAGTATCAGAGAGAATTTGAAGAATCTGTGAAAATTGCAGAGAAAAAGCGAAATCCTGAACACTTTTTTGCAAAAATCTGGTCTTGTGAGAATATAGAGAAAACACTAAAACTAATTCGATCGGTTATTTATAAAGCGATTGAGAAGGTTCGTGAGCTACAAGAGTCAATTAAGAGAGCCAAAAGAGAAGAAGACATCAAGAGTAACTATAATTCTTCTGGCAGAGCCAAAATTGTAGAGCTATTCAAGGCTAAAGGTAAAGACTACAACAGTCTTTTTGGTCTTTAATTAAAAATAGGATCTCTTTCTGGGGGGGGTACTTTTTGACTCCCTTTAATCTAAAAAATGAACTAAAAAATGTCTTTTTTATAATTTTTTATAAAAATTGTAGAAAAAACTAAAAATAGCTATTTAAAGAGCCTCAAGTTCTTGTTAAAACGTAATTTTTATAATTCACGTCCAGCAGATATTAACAGAGGCAACGAAAATATCTATATAGATAATAAATTTAATATTAAATTAAAAAAGAATTCTATATAGAAAGGTATTAAATATATCTTAATTATCTATATAGAACATAAATAATAGTTTAAAGCTGGAGGTAAGAAAGATGTAATATTATGTTAATTAGTGAGGCTTTTGAGAATTATAGGGAGATTGAGGTAATATCGAGAGGATTGTCTCCGAAAACACTTGAGTCTTACATTTACGCGGAGAAGCTTGTTGTTGAATATTTCTCGGATACTGATATTAAAAATATCACCACGGTAGATGTGTCTAAATTCTATCAGTATCTCTGTAATCATCAGAGGCCTGATACCGCTAGAGGTAATATAATTTGTCTACGATCAGTGCTAAAAAGGTGCGTACGTAAGGGATGGCTCAATCTGGATGTTGAAGATATTAAAATTCCTAAACGCGAGAAGAGAGTTATTACCTACTTAACCGAATCTGAAGTTGATAGATTTATTTTCGTAGTTGGTAAACAATGTCGGGGTTATTCTAGCCTTAATAGACTAAGGAATATCGCAATAGTGAGTTTATTGTATGATTCAGGTATTAGAATTAGCGAGTTATGTAGTCTTAATCGCAATAGTATAAAGGACCGGCAGTTTATCGTGATTGGCAAGTCCAAGAATCCCAGAGTTTGCTTTATTACGGAAAAGACTGAAAGAAGAATCGAAGACTATCTAGATCTAAGAGATGATAACGATAGAGCTTTATTTATTGCTAATCAAACAGGCAAGCGGATTACTTCTGATAATGTGCGTAAGGTCTTCCAAAACGCTTGTGATAGATCAGATTTTATCAATATCCACCCACATACAATCCGACACTCTTTTGCTACGAGACTACTAGATAAAGAAGTAGATATCAGATATATAGCAGAACTTATGGGCCACGAAAGTTTAGATACTACTAAGATGTATACTCATTTTTCTAACCCTAAATTAAAGAAAATCTACGAAAATGCCTTGTCATAAAAATATATTAGCGTTATAATTAAATCAATATAAATCGTACATTAATATCTATCTTGAACAACAAGATAGTGTAATGCGAAATACTCTGTATACGAGTAGTTATATTACGGTGTTTAGAGCGCTTCCTTGCCAAGG